CTGAACAACAACGTGGTTACTTCAAGATGATCGGAAACACCACACAAATGACATTTATTACAGATCCATCTTTCGCCGATGTTGATGGTCCTTGTGATTCATTAGCACCTCGTCAAGTTTGCGCTCCTCGTAACGCACTTCCTGAAACAACACTTTATGTTCCACTTCAATTCTGGTACTGCACCAACCCTGGTCTTGCATTACCTTTGATTGCCTTAAATACTGTAGGGCAGAAAAGTATCCATCCTAAAAAATCTGAGAACTTTTTTAGGGAAAATATGTTAGGGGCTCAGAATGACTTTTGTCATCCCCAGATGCTAGTAACTTGTTGCTAAAGTTTTCAAGTTGCGACATTTTCAAATTGTTCGGGAAACTCTTAAAGCTGTTAAAATAAAAAATATATATTTAATTATTAAATAAATTACAATTGCTTATTACTTTAATAACATTATAAATGTAAATCGTTTTAATAATAAATATAATAATTTTTTAGGGTACCAAACTTTAAATGAAAGTTTAAAGTGGCTGAGATATAATGAACTCAGGTATGGTAAAAATCCCACAGATGAAGGTATTAATATACCTGAAATAGACAATCCGCAGCCAATCTCCTAAATCTGTTATGATAAAGATATGGAGAAGGTTCAACGACTAAACGGAAATGGGTTTGAGAAGTTTAATCAACTTCTATGATAACTTAAGATATAGTCTAATCCCTCTTGTTATAAAAAAAATACACCGAAAGGTGGGGTAATCGTGATGTACAGTATCACGAAGTAAAAATTAACTTAGATATCCGCCCAATTGATGAATGTTTATGGGCTGTTACATCACTAAGCTGCAACACAGATCCTTCAATGGGAGCAAAAGCACAAATGTCAATTGGTTCAACTGTTGCCGCCACAATTGCTTACAACCAATCCCTTGTTGCCGCTTCTTTATACGTTGATTATGTTTTCTTGGACACTGATGAACGCCGAAGATTCGCCCAAAATCCTCATGAATATTTGATTACTCAATTACAATTCACTGGTGATGAATCTGTTGGTTCTTCATCGAACAAGATCAAGCTTAACTTCAATCACCCTGTAAAGGAATTGATTTGGGTTGTCCAACCTGATCAAAACGTTGATTACTGTTCATCTCTTCTTTGTGATGCTCTTTTATTCAAGGTTCTTGGTGCTCAATCATTCAACTATACTGATGCCATTGATGCTCTTCCAAATGCTATCCATGCTTTTGGCGGACCATCTGAATTAAGTGCTCCTAACTACATTGATGCTCGTGGTCTTTTTGAAGATGCTGGAGCTGATGATGCTTATGTTCCACCTGGATTTACTGGATACTGGCATGGTCCTCATGACCCATACAATGAACCAAATCTAGGTGGACCTCATGTAGGTATTAACCCAAATCAAAATTTGGCAGCAGCTCTTGCCTCAGTTGGGCTTGACAATGCCGCTAGTTTTTCTGGACCAAACCCTGCTTACAACGCATTTAATCCTTCAACTCCACCAGGAGTGGGATCAAGTGTTTCTGACGCCGGAACATTCGTTCTATCAGAAGCCTCTCTTGATATGCATTGTTGGGGACAGAACCCAGTTGTTGTTGCCAAGCTTCAACTTAACGGACAAGATCGTTTCTCTGAGCGTGAAGGTTCATACTTCTCATGGGTTCAACCATACCAATCGCATACACGATGCCCTGATGAAGGTATTAACGTGTATTCTTTTGCTCTTCGCCCAGAAGAACATCAACCAAGTGGAACATGCAACTTCTCAAGAATTGATAACGCAACACTTCAACTTGTGCTCTCCAACGCCACAGTTGAGGGAACAAAAACCGCTAAGGTTCGTGTTTATGCCACCAACTACAACGTATTGCGTATTATGAGTGGTATGGGAGGATTAGCATATAGTAATTAAACACCATATATGCTGTCATTTTGTATATATTTTTATAAAAAATAAAAATTAATAATTAAATATTATTTTTTAATTATTAAACTAAAAAACAACATTAAAAAACAACATTAAAAAACAACATTAAAAAACAACATTAAAAAACAACATTAAAAAACAACATTAAGATACATTAACATAATGTATAATAATTTTTATTACAAAACACTAGAAAGTAAATTAAAATGTATGTAATTCCGTTTAACAAATTATATTTTATTAAAGATAATATAATATAATGAAAAACTTATTAATAACAGGCGGTTGTGGTTTTATTGGTTCTAATTTTATAAATTATTATTTTAATCAAAATCAAAGTATTAAAATTATTAATCTAGATGCTATGTATTATTGTGCAAATAAAGAAAATATTGAAAAAAGTATTCAAAAATCATCAAGATATATTTTAGTAAAAGGAAATTTATGTTCACCAGATTTAGTAAGTCACATTTTAGAAACTTATGAAATAGATATAATAATTCATTTTGCGGCACAATCTCATGTACAAAATTCATTTGATGATTCACTCCAATACACAAATGATAATATAGTAGGAACTCATACTTTATTAGAATGTTCTAAAAAATATGGAAAAATTCAAAAATTTATTCATATTTCAACGGATGAGGTATATGGTGAATCTATGTTAGAAGAAGATGAAACTAAAAAAAATGAAAATTCAATATTGTGTCCTACAAATCCGTACGCTGCCACTAAAGCAGCAGCCGAGTTAATCGCAAAATCTTATTATTATTCATTTAAAATGCCAATTATTATTACTCGTGGCAATAATGTATATGGTCCAAATCAATATCCTGAAAAATTAATACCAAGATTTATAGAATTATTAAAAGAAGACCAAAAAGTAACTATTCAAGGTGATGGAACAAATGTTAGAGCATTCCTTCATGTAAATGATGTATGTAGTGCTTTAAAATGTATACTTGAAAAAGGAATAGTTGGTGAAATTTATAATATTGGCAGCGATGATCATCAAGAATATACAATTAAAGAAATAGCATATAAATTAATTAAATTAATAAAAAATACAGAAGATTATGACCAATGGATAACATATATTGAAGACAGACCTTTTAATGATAAACGATATTATATTAGTAATGATAAATTAAAAGAATTAGGTTGGTCTATTAATATTAATTTTGATGATGGATTAAATGAAATTATATAAAATTATATAAAATTATGTAAAATATATAAATAAAATATATAAATAAAAATTGAAACAATTAATATTATAATTAATAATTATAATACTAATAAAATCTTACTCAATCATGATGATTACTGAGTCAAATAGTCAAATTGAATTTAATTTTAATAATTTGTATTCAAATAATATACAACCAGTCAATATATATGTTAAATTTGCTTATGGTATTACATCAAATACTTATTCACTCCCAAATAATTTATCAATATCTGATATGGTTTATAAATTAAATGAAAAAATATTTAATGATTTTAATATTACTGCAGCGGAATATGAACTAGTTGAAGCAGGACAAGAAACTCCTTATGGAGTGCCAACTGAAGAAGGACAAGCATTTATTATAAATACAAATCAAACAATTTATACGCGATTTAATGGAAATAAATTTATTGCTTTTTATATTAGATTGTTACCAGGTGCTATACATCAAATGGCAACAGAACAACCACAACAACAACAACAAGAACAACCACAACAACAACAACAACAACAAGAACAAAATCAATGTATGGTTTGCCAAGAAGAACAATCCCCTAATTTATTATTAGCTACTTATTTTGGATGCTGTCATTTTATATGCGATTCTTGTTGTTTAGGATGTATTCAACACAATATAACTAGATGTGCTGTTTGTAGATGTCAACGACTTTAATTTATAAATCAATACACTTTTAAATTACTATATCACAAAATTCATTACCATTCCATACTACGTTTCGCATATTAAATAATATATTCATATTTCGTACTTCTGGTTTATTTTCTTCAACATAAAATAATTTTTCTATCTGTTTATCATCTCTAAAACGAACAGTATATTCTTGCTGTATATTATTTCGTCCTATTCGTCCAAGTGATTGAATAATTTTTTCTTGTGTTAAATCTAAATCTTTACTTAAATATCCATGACAAAATTGATAATTCATACCATAAATATAATCACTTGAAGCAATAATAATAATTAATTTTTGTTGGTCTGCCATTTTTTTCATAATCTCCGTATAGGCAATGCTACGATGATTTACAAATACTCCAATTCCCATTAATAATAATACTTTCCAGCTATTATCAATATCATTTAATGACATAATTTCAATTATAGTATCTTCATCAATATCACTTGTAAATACACGACCTGCGTCCATTTTTTCAGCCCATTTTTGTATATGAGTAGTTTTGTTTGGTATAAATATTTCATTTAACTGAGCACTTTTAATCATACCTTGAAGTTGAGACATTTTTATTTCTAATTCTCTTTTTCTAGACATACATGCTTTTAATGCGGAATCACTCATCTTCGCTTTTTTTGAACTACTGTTTGCTTTTTGCGCAACATCATTGGATTTTTTTGAACTATCACCTGATTTTGTAGAACCGCCATTTTCATCTGGCAATTTTGAACCAATGTCTTCTAATTCTTTTGAAATTATTTCAATTTGTTCATTTGCTTTATTATTATATTCTATTTTTTCCATTAAATCTTCCATTACTTTTGCTGGTATATTTGCTTGTTGAATACAAAATTTTGCTACTTTAGAAACATCATTTGCCAAGAATATGGTAGGACCTTCGGTTAATGTATAAGCATCCTTTGTAGTTATGTAAATAGCGCATTGTTCTTCTTTTTCTTTTTCTTTTTCTAAAACAGGCGTAATAATATTGTTACTTGTTGGCATTTGTAAAGGACCACTACTTAATCTACATAAGGGTTTTCCGCCAAGATCATTTTTTAAAGAAGAAGAAGAAGAAGAAGAAGAAGAAGAAGAAGAAGACATTACGACTCCGGGACCAATGCTTACTGCTTTTCTAATTACATTTCCCTTTGAATCAATATTATTATTTGGCATAATTTTTCGTTGACTCAATAATTTTAATGAAATATAAACACTACTCCAACTTTCCGGCGCAATTTTACCAAGCAATCTTAAATAATGAAGTTTAATATTCCGCATATTTACATCATCCATAGAAGCAAAATGTCTATTTATTCTATTATTTACGGAAGCATAATTATTTTTTTCTATAAAATTAATAAAATCCACAACACCCTTTAAATCAAAATATCTTAATAAAGTTAAATTATTTTGACAATGTGAGACAATTTGTAAAACTTTATCATAATCTTCCGATATATTATGTGGTAATACAACATAACCACTACTATTAATTATTGGTATAGATTTCTTACAATCATGACTAACTACATTATAAATTTCAGCTCCATCAAATTTACTTTTAAAATCCGCAATCGTTTCAGTTAATTCATGTAACTTTGGAAGCGTGGCAGATGATAAAATTACATTAGGAATAATATTTTCGCACCAATTCTTTTTGATGACTTCATGTAATTCATGCGTTTCATAATCCATTGTAATAGTCGGTTCATCCCAATAAACAATAATATTTTCTTTCGCATTAAAAGCTAACATATAATACATCGCAGATAAGAATGATTTTATATCAGTAATCATTATTTCAACTTTGTCACCAACGCTATTATCTACTTTTCCAATTCCACCACTTTTTTTATTTTTAGTATATTCTTTTGCAGCAAAATAATGTAGACGAATATCATCAGCACTAGAACACCCAAAACCAAAAGCAATCTTTTTATTGACGGAAATGGCTGCTCTTGCTAATGCTAACCCAACATGTCTAGCAGCACATACAAATATTACTTTATATTGATTGGATAATCCAATAGGTGACAATGTTTTCCCTGTACCTGTTGGAGCAATATAAAGAACTAATTTTGGACCAGCATTTTTCATAATTGTAAAAACTTCTTTTTGATGTTCATATAATACGCTGTCGGAATATTTTAACAATAATTCATTTTTCTCAATAAATTCAACAGCATTTGATATTACAGAAACCATATTTATTTCATCTTCAAATAAAGATAGAATATTATTGATAATTTGTTTAACATGACGGTTGATATGCGTAATTGTTACTTTAATTAATTTAAATAAAGTAAAATAATATATTGTCCAACTTGATTTATTGTGTGTTTTCGCATATAATAATTTTTTAATCAACTCAAGAAATAAATATTCTATTGCCGCATTTATTTTTAATTTTTCTGAATTATTATTTTCAATACGAATTAGGTCAGCTTTTTTTATAACAGGATTCGCCTGTACAGATATATTTAATACAGAAATATCAGGATACTTTTCTTGTAATTTAAATACGTGAACTACAAAATACTTATTATATAAATAATCTTCCATAATTTCAGTATAAGAAATTTTTAAAAATCCAAATAGTGAATTATGTTTATTATATTTTATATTCACATTATCAAAACCGTTAATAATTAATTCTAAAATTTCAATTTCTTCTGGTGAAACAGGAATTTCAATACCGTTCCATTCAGATTTAGTTAATTTACGCTGATTTAAATCCATTTTCTTTTAAAGGGGGTGTTAATAATACTATTTGAAATTATCTTTATATCTTTATTACTAATCAATTTTATTTTTTTTTATAAAAATAAAAATTGAACTAAGATAATAATATAAAAACAAAATAAACATAAACTATATTATCCAACATATCTAATATGGCAAATACATCCGTAAAATCAACTATCCCAACAAAGATTCATAATCGTATTATAACAATTGAAGGAAATATCGGTTCAGGAAAAACAACGCTTTTAGCACATTTAAAAGAACATTTCAAAAATAATAATAATATTGTATTTTTAAAAGAACCGGTTGATGATTGGGATACGATACGAGATGGGAATGATGTGTCAATACTACAAAAGTTTTATGCTGACCAAGAAAAATATTCATTTGCGTTTCAAATGATGGCATATATCTCTCGTTTAGCTTTATTAAAAGAAACAATTCAAAACAATCCGCATGCTATTATAATAACAGAACGAAGTTTATATACAGACAAATATGTGTTTGCCAAAATGTTGTTTGATATGAAAAAAATAGAAGATGTTATGTATCAGATTTACAGTAAATGGTTTGATACTTTTGCTTCAGATTGTCCAATTCATCAATGTATATATGTTGACACTGAACCAACAATATGTCATGAAAGAATTTTAAAGAGATCTAGAACTGGTGAAGATTGTATTCCTTTGGAATATTTACAAACATGTCATGAATATCATAATTCAATGATGAAAAGCATTGCCCCTACTTTTAGTAGACAAGAAGAAGATATTATAATATTAGATGGAGATGTTGATATTCATGCGAATCCAACTATTTTAAAAAATTGGATATTGCAAATAAACCAATTAATTTATAATGTTAAAATTGAGATTCCATATGATATGTTACATTTGTAATAAATATAAATTAACAATTATAAATTAATAATTATAATATAAAAATATAATAGCATGATTTATAAATATAAATATAAATAAATGGATACTAATCAAGAACAAAATAATCAAAAAAATAATCAACAAAACAATCAACAAAATAAAAATAATGAGAATAATGAATTGTCAGATGCTATAATATGTCCTCATTGTGAGGAACCAGTTTTAATTGAAAAATTAAATTGTTGTATCTTTCGTCATGGAATAATAAAAAAATCATTAAAACAAATGAATCCTCACGCTTCAAAAGAAGAATGTGACCATCTTTTTTCACAAGGATTAATTTATGGTTGTGGCAAACCATTTAAGATTATAAAAGTAAATAATACCTTTATATCTGAAAAATGTGAATATATATAATATAAAGACAAACGAACTATATTATATATAATAGACATAATGAATATAGCAAATATATCAAATATAATTGGACCTACAATAAATAATCCAGATATAAATGAAATAAAATATGTATTAAAATTTGATGGTTGTAGCAAAGGTAATCCTGGTCCAGCTGGAGCTGGTGCTGTTTTATATTATAATGATATTGAAGTATGGTCCGCAAAAGAATATGTAGGCATTAAAGAAACAAATAATTATGCGGAATATACTGGTCTATTAATAGGATTGAGAGAAGCAGAAAAACGAAATATCAAATATTTAATAGTTAAGGGTGATAGCCAATTAGTAATTAGACAGATGAAAGGCGAATATAAAGTAAAATCGGAAAACCTAGTTTTATTATATAATGAATCAAAAAAAATATCTACTACTTTTGATAAAATTATTTTTGAACATATTTATAGAAAATTTAATAGTAGAGCAGATGAATTATCAAATCAAGCATTAGAGAACAATATTTAATATTCTTACATTTAATTTTTAGTTTTAACTTTTAGTTTTTATATTTTTAAATTTATTATATTTTTATTTTACATTATTTATTAATAAGACAATAATCCAACATTCAATAATTGTCTCGGTTTGTATTTCAAAAAATCTAATTGTTTTATGGTAGTGGGAAATTCTTCAAATCCATAAATATCTTGAAGCATTAACCATTCAAATAATCCGCCGCAATAAACATATACATTGGTAAATCCTAATTTAATTAATTGTTGATATTTTACATATATTTTATCATCATTACAATTTCGCCCATAAATAATAATTTGTATATTTTTTCCACTTCGTAAATGTTTGTTTATTAATTGCTCTTCTTGTTCTGCGATAACAGTTCCAACAATAAGACAATTTTGTTCAGTTTCAGAAAGTGTATTAATTAATAAATATATTTCTGGATTTTTATAAACAGATACCATATCTTCAAAATTTATTTTTCTTATATTAGAATGAGAATTGCCCATAATTTAAGTATTTAAAAATATATTTAAATTATAATTTATAATTTCGCTTTATTATTTTTTATTTTATTTAGAATTTACAATAACACTTTATATTTTATGTGTTAGGCGTCCATTTATTATTAATTTTATTCCTACTCATCGTCCGTATCATATTCACTATCATCAAAGTCTTCTATTTGTTGGGTATGTCCATTTAGATAAGCTTCTTGATCACGATTTACTCTTCCATAATAAGGGTGTTCTACATTTGCATCAGCTAAACTTCGTTTATCATCATCTGTGAATGTAGGGTTATTATATGTCATATCTAATAATTGTAACGTAAAAGCAAACGCTTTTGGTCTTCCTAAAAACACTGAAGCAACATTTGCTTTACGCATTATTTCCTCCAGTTGAGGTCCATCAAAATTAAATCTTTCTAAACTTCTTCTAAGTTGTGCGTTTTGTTCTG